TTGATTTCCTGATGGGGTACGGTAGCGCACCGGCCAAGGATGCGCCGCCCTCGGTAAAGAAGATCAGCGTGAAGGAAGCGGCCCGGTGCATGGGCAAATCTGATCAGTTTGTGAGGATCGGCCTTCAGCGTGGGCTTCTTCCCTTCGGCAATGCGGTTCCCGGCACCGGGAACAACTGGAATTACTACATTAACCCCGCCAAGTTCAGGGAGTATGTGGGCGCTGAAGCGTTCAACAGTTTCTTTGGCTTGACTGCCTAAATGAAAGGATAATAACGATGATGCGGATTGGATGCACGGTTTTGATTCTTCCCGATGCCGAATATAGCGGGAAATTTACTGGTATGACCGGTAAGGTTGGCAATTATTACGGGAGCGCCAAGGTTGGTGTGGAGTTTCCCGGCATGAAGAACGATTGTGAAAGTGGTTTGTTCTGGTTCAGCGTGGAAAAGGTGAAAGTTCTTCAGACCTCGCCTTTTGTGGAATACCTGATGAATGATGTCGCTTTTACCGCTACTTTGGCGGAAAGAACTTCCCAGATGCACCGGAAGCGTGAGCGGCTTCCCTTTCCCGATGCGAAAAAGGTTATCTTCAACGGCCCTAAAACCATTGTTCTGTGGGCGGATGGCACCAAGACCATTGTTTCTTGTGGGGAGGTTGACACCTACGATTATTATAGCGGCTTCTGTGCCGCTGTGGCGAAGAAGCTGTTTGGTTCCACCACCCATGCCAAAAAGGTTTTGAGCAAGGTGGTTCAGGTTCAATGATTACGCTATTCCAGCACCAGCAACAGGCCCTTGACCAGACGGAAGGCCATAACCGATGCGCCTATTACCTTGATATGGGCCTTGGAAAAACTTTTGTTGGTTCAGAAAAGGCCCTGAAGCTGAATAGCCGTGTGAACCTGTTGATTTGCCAATGTTCCAAGGTTCCTGACTGGATAGATCACATGGTTAAAAACTATGCTATGAATCACTGTTGGATGATCTATGATCTGACCAACAAGAAGGAATTTGAATGGTTTATGGCGGCGGTTGCTGAAACCGATAACCCTACCAGAATTTGTGGTGTGATCAACTATGAACTGACCTTTAAGCGGAAGATTTTGAAAACCCTTTCCGGGTTTACGCTGATGCTTGATGAAAGTTCCTTGATTCAGAATGAGAACGCCAAGCGGTCAAAGTTCATTCTTGGCCTGAAGCCTGATAATGTGATCCTTCTTTCCGGAACCCCAACCGGGGGCAAGTATGAAAAGCTGTGGAGCCAATGCCGCCTGTTGGGATGGAACATATCAAAAGGACTGTTTTGGAAGCAGTACATTGAAACGGAATGGGTTGAAGAAGATGGCTTTTGGCGGCAGAAAATCACCGGTTACAAAAATGTTGACCGGCTGAAGAAAAAGCTGGCGGAACATGGCGCTGTGTTCATGACCACCGATGATGCCGGGATTTCCCTTCCCAAAAGAACCATGATTCCGGTAAGGACACCCCCGGCAAAGGAATATTGGAAGTTCTGGAATGATCGGGTGATCAGCATAAACACCGCCACACTTCAGGGATTTGAACTGGATTCAGATTTTTGGGGTTCCAATGAAAGCTATGAGCGGGAATTGATTGGTGATACCAGTTTGACCCGCCGCCTGTATGCCCGTCAGCTTTGCGGCCTATATAACCCCAGCCGTTACAAAGCCTTCAGGGATTTGGTGGAGAGTACGGAAGATCGCTTAATTGTGTTCTATAACTTCACAGAAGAAATGGAGCGCATGAAAGGGATTGTGAAGGCCATGAACCGCTCTGTGTCCATCATATCTGGTGAAGTCAAGGATTTGGGCGCTTACAATTTCTATTCTAATTCCGTGACATTTATCCAGTATCAGGCTGGGGCCAGAGGGGGCAACTTCCAAAAGGCCAATAAAATCATTTATTTCAGTCTCCCAGAAAGTTGGGAACTGTGGGAGCAGAGCCAAAAGCGGATTCACCGTATGGGACAGGAACGGCCATGCTTCTATTACTGGATGATTTGCCCCGGCACCGTGGAAGAAAGTATTTTTTCCACCCTTCAAAGACGAAAGGACTATAACGATGAACTGTTCAGAAAATACGAGGAAGGCTACCCAGAGGGCTAAACGGAACCAGTGGTTCCGCAGAATGTTCACCGTGGCCCTTCTGATGGGGTTGGTGGTTGGTTTCTTCC